TCCCAACCAACTTCACTGGCAATTTCTACATTGCCGTATTTATATCTTTCGACACCAAAGGTGCCTGAATCTCTGTCAACCCAGGTTGATATTGGGGGTGCGATTTCGGGGCAGCTAGTATAGCCATCCAAATCTTTGCTTCTATAGCTGCAACTGGCAGTTGGTGCAATAGCAAAGGCTCGAACCATCCTATGATCGCGAGCCACTCTACTGGCAGCATCAATACCCAATTTAAGTTCCCTAGCAAGGGTGTTTGATAGGGATTCATCCGAGTTGCCGGCATTGACATCAGCCAAAGCCTTTCCAAATTGCTCATATGTTACACCATTTTTTGCTAAAAAGTTAGCTAAACCTAATATACCTAGCCCGACTTGGCGGTCGATATCATTTGACAGGTATTCTCCAGTTGTTCCAACACCTGTCCTACTATGGAGCTCGCACAGCTCGGACATACCATCATAGAAAGCCTGCTTGATGTCTCCTGGACTACAGGCAGCGATATTGACATGTTGTAACAAGCATGTGCCTCGTGAGGGCAGGTAAACTTCAAGACAGACGTTACCATAAATTCGTTCTCCATCACCATTGTATCTTATTTTGTTGAGCCAGATGTCGCCGGATTTAATTCCGTGAAGGATGGCGTCTCTACATTCATCTGTTGCAGCTCGCCACTTTTCTCCATCAAGGTTGACGCATCTTTTAATCCAGGCAGCTTCGGCACGAGTAAGGCGCACGAAATCAAGAATATCGGCATGGTCAATATCAAGGTGCGCGACAACGGCCCCATTTTTGTAAATACCACCTCTACGTAGTGTTTCATTTAATTGTGAATAGATTTTTGCGAATGAGACTGGACCACTAGCTGTTAAGCCTTTGCCATTCTCGTGACCTTTCGGCCTGAGTTTTGATAAGTGAACGGCACAGCCCGCCCCATTTCTTAATGCATGGGACACAAATCTCCAGCTGGCCTCAATGCCATCCGATCCTTCCATAGAATCTTCGACAACAAATACTGTACAGCTCACAGGGAGCCGTGATTCTGGGTTATCCAACCAAGATTGGACCCGACCAGTTCGGGAAATTACGCTTGCAGTCATTAAACTAAATCAGACAATTCAGGTGGTTTGTAATTTGGTCCTTTCAAGACCTTTCCATCTTCTCGGTATATTGGTTTACCGTCCGCACCGAGCTTGGACATGTTGCTTTCATGTACTCTATTTAATGCTTCATCTAATAGCCACCCCATGTTTTCTGCATACTGATAGCATACATATATAAGGTCAGCTAATTCTTTTAAAGCATGTTCTTGATGATTCCTGCCATGCATGAATAACATGCCTTCAGCTTCAAGGAATTCTTTGAACTCTTCAACAATTATTTTATGTTGAACACTTCTAGTAGCTCTATCAGCGCTACTCTTTAGTTGATATTTCTTTCTGAATTCTTTCGCCTGTTCGGATAGAAAGGTTTTCTTCATGGTGGAGTTCGTTTTCTAAGTAGTGAATTGCTTTTTTTAAATCTTGTATCTTGCTATCCTTGTGACCTGCTCTGCAGATATACTTAATAGCATTGCCGAGGTGGAAATTCAATCCTTGGTCTCTAATAAAATCCCAAACATCGTAAGATCCTCGTTGATAGTAGGCTGGGCCTTTGGCCATTGTTTTACTAGGTTGATCATTGAGTTAGCAAGAACAAAGTTCTGCTTCTGCAGTGCTAAGAAAACAGTGACGACATCTTTGTAATCAACATCACCACTGTTTAATCTATCACTTATTTGCCTTAACTTTAAGTCCTGCTCCATCGTTAACTCTGTAATCGGAGGAGGGGGACCAAAGCTTGGGTTCTTTTTTGTCGAAGTCATAATCATCAGCAGTTAGTATTCGAGCTAATCTAGCATTCACTAGAGCATCTTCTTCAGTAAGATTTTTTTCTTTAAAGGCTTCTACAACTGCCTTCCAAGTATAACCTTTCTCTTTGAATAAAGCTTCAGCTCGTTTAACGCCAATACCTGGAACTCCACTGTACCCATCAGTCTGGTCTCCAGCCATCGATTGAATTAGATGCCATTTAGCGCCGTCATCAGGATCGATTGTGAAAACTTCATCAAAATTATATAGCTTACCAGGTATCTGCCTCATATCTTTATCAGGAGAAGCTATTATATTACCTGGAAATTTTGTGCTATAAATCCCCATCGCATCGTCTGCTTCGAGTCCAGTTTTAATAATAACTTTATACTCTTTCTTTAAAGCCTCTATGACACGCTTGTATCCACAAGGTTTCTTACGATTACGATGTCCCTTATAAAGAGGCATGATTTTTTTCCTGAAATTTATACTGTCAGAAAAGAACAGTATCATAGAAGTGAATGGCCCAAGTTTGTTTTCCAGCTTGGATAGTTCACGTTTTGTGGCGTTGTAAGCGTCCCTAAAGTTAGAAGTGACAAGGATAACATCGTTACCAAAGTCCACTTCACTTTCTGCAGCCGCGCACGCCTTATAGACGATGAAATCTGCATCGCATAATATTTTCATAGTTTAATGTACATCTGCCCATGTTTCACCTGCCTTTGATTCAGCAGCTGTTGGGCATCTCATATTGTAATACTCTCCAGCTTGTACCGCAGTTAATTCAAGAAGGAACCTTAAGTCTTTAGATTCTTCTTCCTTAACTTCAAATTGTAATTCATCATGAATGAATGCAAGCTGTCTAGCGGTTTCAGGGAGTTTTTCATGGGCTAATACCATCCATCTTTTGGCGATCGTCGCCGCGCTGCCTTGGAGTAAGTAGTTAAGTGCGACATGCCCCGAGTAAAACTTGATACGCCTGTTGTCCAATCCCAAGACATAACCTCTCTCACTAGCCGTGAGTACTGCTTCCAGCAACTGTTCAAGACCTGGGATGGCATCGATATAAGCTTTGCGTATCTCCTTCCCTTTCTTGCGGGCTGCCTTCTTAGATAACTGTTTGTCATAGGAGTGTCCAATTTTAATATCACCTGCCCCATAAAGAAAGGCATAGGTGACTGTTTTTACTAGCTTTCTAGAAATTCCAATTTTAGATGCATTCTCGGCATGAATATCACCATTAAGGAGAACATCTGCGTAACGACCATCGTCGTAACGAGCAAGATAATGAGCGAGCATCCGAAGCTCAATACCCGAAAGATCAGCTCCAACCATAACCAAACCTGGCGAAGTCGTGAATAAATGTCGAAACCTTTCATCACTGGGTACCTGGGCTAAATTTGGAGATCGATGGGCGCATCTATAGGTATTAGTACTTACTGAACAGTGGTGGTGAATCCTAGACTTCGTAACAAGCTTCTGCCATGCGTTGACGCCTTCGGATATCATCCCTAACTGCTTCGTCAAATCCAAGAGTCTGAGAAATTGGAGCGCTATACCCGTCCCAAGATCTTTCAATACTACTTCGTCTATCACCGCCTTGTTCGTCAAGGTCATTGATGTAGGCGTCCAACCATAATGTGTTTGTAAGATCCATGATATATGATCACGTGAGGTGGGATTAAGTTCCTTTAATCGAGTGAAGGAGCACTCTTCAATAGTCTGTATCTTCCCGCAGTGTTCGTGATCTTCCGCACGTCCAGTGCCTTCTACGTATCCTTGTGTCCTGTTATTTCGTTTAGGAGTGAACAGCGCTCCTGCAACGAAAGGGTGTTGTCTGCGAAGTAATCTAGTAGTTTCTTCCAACTCTTTTCGGAGAGCTGATTCGAGACTTCTAGCTTCTGATTCATTAAAGTACCATCCATAAATTTGTTGTTGAGTAAGTATTTGTGCTACCTGGTGTTCCATTTGGACCCATCCAGGAATGGGAGGAAGTGTTCGCATAGCTTGGTGGTGATTATAACATCTTGTTCGCAGTAATCTTGCATCTCTTGAGACCACTTCTTCCAGTCGGTAGTCTTTGCAAAGTTCCCTTTGTACTCACCGAGTCTGTATCCATATGCCTCAAGACTATGCCTGCCGTATAACTGCAATGGCATGTGTGTCCATTTTCTCTTCTGATCTATACCCAATAAGTTAGGATGATATAACCTAGATAACAAAAGAGTATCAATGATATTACCAGTAGGGTTAAACCAAGGATAGAGCTTTTTAATAATAGGTATGTCAAACCCAATAATATTATGGCCGATGATAGTATCGGCAACCTCAAGGTAAGTGAGTGCTGTTGTGATTGAATAATTGCCACCCATGGGAGCTTCCTCCTTGATACAGAAGGAACCGTCTCCATAAGGCTCATTATTAAACGACTCGGTGCGGTCATCGTCACCCCAATGGAGTGCAACACAGTGAATCCTGGTAGCATCATTTAGAAGACCGTTTGTCTCTAGGTCGAACACGATTGGTCCCACTGTTCCAGACGTAGGTTTTGTCAACGAACTTGGCCTTTTCAACTGCTTCTTGCGATGGTGGGTTAGGTCTATTTAATTTATCTACATAATTATACCATGGGTGTGCGTATTCATTCTTAAGTGTGTTCACGCATTTCTCATTACAAAGTTGGTCATTAATGTGGCATTCAGTAATACATTCAAAGTAATCATCTTGTTTAGAAATCAGTGGATGGGTTGAATTTCGGGTCGGTCGTAGCTTCATGTTCCATAAATCTGCAAGTGTTTAAATCGTAACTTAATTGACATGCGATACCAACTTCGCCTGAATAGCGATTTTTAAGGACTCTAACAGTCGTAAGTTTTCTAGAAGGGTCGGCTTGTTGATCGACTTCGAGGGCAACCACTTGATCGCTGATTTGAGCAATACTGTGAGATCCTCTGAGGCTACTGAGAGATACTCTTCCTCCTTCTTCTGTTGGTTTTTTATCATTACTTGCACGTCTTAAATGCGATACTAAAAATAACGCTATATTAGTTCTCTCTACTAATGATCGTAAACGAGTCATCGTTTTATCAATCATTTTACGCTCATCTCCATCAAGTCCAGACAATAATATACTTAAGTGATCGAGGAATATAACACGGCACTCCAATCCGGTTGCCATGTATTCGATTCTATTATATATAATATCTGGATCATAACTTCCAAAACCATCAAAGCAATAGAGATTCCAATTGGCAACAGTGGATTCAAAAGCGGATTTGAGGGTTTCTTCGTCATGGTCTCCTAGTTGTAAATTCTTACCAACAGCTGTGGACATCAGTCCAAGTGCTGTTCTTCTATTACTTGCTTCAAGTTCCAAGATGCCAACATGTTCGCCTTTTTGTAGTAGGTCAGTTGCGCAGTGACGCATGATGCTGGTCTTTCCGCTTCCAGACCCAGCAGTAAATGTTGTAAGTTCTCCATACCTGATCCCGTGTAATTTCGTATTGAGTCCTTCGAATGGGTATTCATGGTCATAAGGTGCCTGTGGTGTAGTTACAATTTCTAGAAGGGTCTTACCGTCTATTATACCGTCTGGTCTATAAGGTTTTGCATCCCATATCGCTTTTCTTATTGCTTCGTGATCATTAGCTTGTAAAGCTTCAGATGCATCCTTATATAAATCCATTCTAGCAATCTTAACCTTTCCAGGTGGTAAAATGCTAGCGACTTCTTCAGTTGCTTTACGTCCTTGATCGTCATGATCAAAGAACAATACTATTTCATCATAACCTTGGAATAATGGGATTTGTTTTTGACAATCCTTCTTAGCTGATGCTGCTCCATGAGGTAGTGAAACCATAGGCCAACCTGACATAGCTTCATAACAGCTAGCAGCGTCTAATTCACCCTCAGTAACAACAAT